ATGCGGTCAGCTGAAGTCTTGTGGATAATGTCCCCCCCGGCGCTGATCTTGATATAAATCCCTGGAGCTTGCTGAATGATGAAGCCGCCCCGTTCGCAACCCGGCGCCTTGTTGCCCTGCCACCGAAAATTAGAGATCCGTGGATAGTCCGGATCGCCGTCGTAATAGGTTATGTCGCACAGAGTGCCTGGCTCTGGCGGGCAGACCACGCCACGCTCCGGCCCGCCCCACATGATCGGGATCTCAACCCGAGGGATAACCGGTTCGGCGGCATCGTCACTCTCATCGTTGCGCAAGGGCTGTACATCGGCAAAATAGCGGCCATCACTGGCGTAGCTCTTGACCACGCGACCTTTGCGCGGCACGCGGTAATATGCACGCAGATTCGGCATCGCCAGCTCCACCACCCGCTTGAGCAGGTTTTTCAGGTCTACGCTAGACCCAGGCATATTCCGCCCCGTATCTCAAATATGTGCGCGCCTTGCCCGGCTCGATAATGTGCTCCACTTCCTGAGCGCGACAGCTTTTATCGATACCTCGGCGCAAGTCTTTAAGGCCAAAGCGGCAGCTATGCAGCAGTCCCGGCTGGAGCAGGCAAGCAACTACACCGCGGCCATGGCTGCCAATAGCTGGCTCATGCGCCAGCAGCCCCGCTCCGGTAGCGATCACCGGATTGTTCCCCGGCTCGTCAAAGTCTCCCCAGTTAACCCCATCTGCCCCTAACCAGCAGGCCCGGCTGCTCATGTCCAGACCAAGTGAGGATTGGCAACTCACGGCAATCTGGCGCACCAGTTGCCACACAGGAATATCGCTGGCGATTACTTTGGGGAGCACCGTGCCAATGGAATCGATGCGGCCCACCGACAGCCCGGCCTGGCCTATGATGTAGGCGACAATTGCCTCTGGAGTCTCGTTCTCCCACACCTGGGTCAACCTCGTGGTGGTCAGCGGCAAAGCTGTGTCGACGGCGCGCACCACGATCTGATCCTTGTTGCGCATCTGGCCCAGATACTGCACCGTGCCATTCCAGATAGCGCTCTGTTGGCCACGATACCCGAGCTGTATCTGCACAGCGTCACCGCGCATGAGGCCCCGATACAGCTCACCGGCAGCATCGGGCAAAGTAATGTCTGCTGTCGACAGCGGCCGGTGGCGCACCGAACGGATAACACAGCGCGGACAGCGCAAAACCTGCATCTTCCCGATGGTGATATGTGTACGAATACCGCTTATCTGCATCAGCTCAGCCCCTCCTGGAGCCCATCCATGAACGGATTGCTATTGTCGGCCAGCGCCGGATCAGGTTCCGGATCCGTAGTGGCAATCGCGGGCGCCGCTGCTGTTTCGCTGTTTGCGGCCACTTGCTCCTCCTGCCGCACGATCACCGGGACATGCTCTACGAAGCTCAAGGTGGCCTGAATCACATCGCTCTGATCATCTTCAGTGCTATCCAGGCCGCTGAACACCACCTGGCCGATACCCCGTGCCCGCAGATGCCGACCAGTCACGGTATAGACCTTGGGGTTGGCTTCGTTGTCGGCCCCCTTGAAAATCTGGTTAATGGCAGTCAGCTTTTCGTAACAGTCAGACTGCTCGTCACTTAGCAAATCCAGGGTCAACACGATATCAGCATCGTTCCAGCCCAGCGGCGTCTTGAGAGTGCCGCTCATGCCGTCAGCCTCAGCCTCGTCAAACCGCACCGCGCCCTGAACGGTTTGCGCGACCAACACTCCGGGCAGCAAGATGCTGCCCAGCCTTACAGCGCCGTCGGCAAATGTTAAATAACCATCAACCATCATAGCTCTCCACCAGGGCCTGCAATTGGCGTACAAAATCGTCAGCGTTATCCACATTGGGCAGACTAATGCTGCCAATATGGATCTGCACCGCCTTGCGCGATGGCTGCTCTGCATTTTTCCCAGCCTGGGGTGATTTCTGGGCTATCTGCTCAACAGGTTTAGGCGCTGGTCGCTGTGCCAGAGCGGGCGCGTCAAGCGGTGAGGCCTGCCATTCGGCGCGCGCCTGCAGATCTGGCAACTCCGGTGCAATAACCGGCTGCGCCTGCCATGCTGCACTGGCCGCGATATCCGGCAGAGCGGCTGCGGTTGGCGTAGCAGCCTGCCATTCGGCAAAAGGAGGCGGCTCGACCGCCAATGCCGGCGCCGCCGTTGCCAGCGAAACCCCCGCCAGCGAAGCGGCAACTGTCTTTTTCAGCCCCGGAGCGGCGCTCTGAATACCGGCACCCATGGTTTCCATGATCCGCGCACCGGAAGTGGTCAGGCTTGAGAGCGGCCCCTCTTTGGCGTCGCTAAACGGCAACAGGTTCCGCACCTTGTCGAACGCGCCCCGGATCAGCTCTGCAGGCGCGCTCAACATTGACCTGATGCCGTCCACCAGCGTGCCCAATATCTTGCGCCCGGACTCAGCAAGATCAATCCCGCTCAAAAAGTTCTTCACGGCCGAAAAAGCCTGAATCATCCAGCCAAGCGGCGTCAGATTCATAAAGCTCCAAGTGATGGCACCTACCACTGCATCGGCCTTTGAAGCAATCCAGTCAACGACCGCCCCAAAAACTTGCCCGGCTCCCCACCAGATCGCCTGGATAAACAACCAGGGGTTCGCAATCGCCGTCACCAGCCCTTTGCCTGCCTTTATAAGCCAACCGACCCCCCAGCCAATGGCGTACAGTAACGCATCAACCGCATTGGTAACCGGCTCGACATTGCGGTAGAGCCAGACAAACCCTGCGCCAATAGCGGCAAGACCAGCGACGACAGCCACCACAATCCAGGTGCTGGCATTGATCGCAGCAGCAAATCCCCACGCTGCCGTAGCTGCTGAAGCGATAGAGGGGACCAGGGCCGAAGCCGTGGCACGCACCCAGTTCCACAAGGCAGGGATGGCGTTGCGGTTAATGGCGCCAGCCCAGGCCCTAAATCCACCGGCCGATGCGATGGAGGCGGCTAGAGCCCGATACTGCGCCGCAATAAAGCCCCAGGTGGCAGTACTGGCGCCAACCAGGGCAGTTTTGAGGGGCAACAACGCACCGGCAACAAACGGCATCGCAGCACTGACAGCCCACGCTGCCGCAGCGAAAGCCGTGAATCCCAACACTGCGACAGCCGCTACCCCGGTCAGCACGATCAGCGTCTTGCCCAATGGAGTGTTAGCTAAGGCGACAAACCAGCCGAATACCGCTGATAAGCCCTGGACGAGCGGCGTCAAAAGGGGCAGGAAGTTTTTGCCGATGCTTATTTTTATGGCTTCCCAGCCGCTCCCCATAATCGTGAGGGCCCCGTTGAAATTGTCCAGCTGTCGCGCGGCAACCTCGGCAGCGGTACCGGTGGAAGCTTCGAGCGACGCGGCATATTGCTGCGCTGAATTGATGCCAGAGGCCATCAGAGCAGTCACGCTGCCGATTGCCTCTGCGCCAAAAATGTTTTGCAGCACGGTTGCCCGATCAGCGCTGCCCATGGTCGCGGTTTGTGTTTCTATCTGCTGTAGTATGTCGAATATAGGCAGCATGTTTCCTGCCGCGTCTCTAGTGACAATGCCCATATTGCCCAGCATCTTGGCTGCCGCCCCTACGGGGGCTTGCAGACGCTGGAACATGATCTTTATGCCGGTGCCTGCCACGGCGGCACCAATGCCTTGGTCGCCCAATTTCCCTGCCATTGCCGCCACATCGGCCAGCGATGCGCCGGCAGCAGCCGCCACCGGAGCGGCATTGGCCATCGTGGATGACAGCCCGGCAAGCTGGGTGTTCGACGAAGTAAACGTGGCAGTGAGGATGTCGGCTACCTGGCCTGTCTGATCCGCTTCGAGGCGAAACGCGCTGAGAATGTTCGACGCCACATCTGCTGTCATGCCCAGATCTTCCTGGGCAGCAGAAGCCAGGTCGAGAATCCCGGGCAGGGCCGCAACATTCTGCTGTACATCGTAGCCTGCCATAGCCAGAGATTTTTCAGCGCTCGCTACTTCTGACGCGCTCCAGGCGGTACTTGCACCCAGGTCGAGAGCCGCCTGCTCCAGAATCACCACCTCGGCGGCGCTTGCTCTTGATACCGCCCCAACTCCGGATATGGACGATTCGAAGTCACCCGCAGCGGAGATCGCCGGAGTAAAAGCCCCAATAACAAGTCCAGCAGCAACCGCCAGGGGGGCCATCATCTTGGTCAGCTTACCCATGCGCCCGCTGAGTGAATCAACCTTGCTATCTGTCGAGTCCAGGCTGCGACCGATATTGCGCAAAGGGCCGGTGATGTTGTCTACCAGTCCCATGACTGCCTGCACTCCAAAGATTCCGTCCATTAGCCCCCCAATAAGCTCTTCAAGATTTCCCCCAGCGCTTTCGCTGTGCGGGCCTCAACCCACTCCGCTGATGCCACCTGCGCAGCAAACTCCTCCAGGCTATCCGAAGGCGTTTCATGCCCCCAGAAGCGGATCAGAGCAGCGCACTGTTTGATGTCGTTTGCGCCCTGATCCGCCCTGGCCTCCTTGATTAGTTTCCCAGCTCACCAAAGCCCATGCGCGTGAGGATGGCGTTACCAAAGGTGTTCGGCAAACCGGGGTACTTTTTGAGGTTTTCTTCCAGCTGCTCCTTCTCTTCCGGCTTGACCAGCTCTTTGAGCAGATTGCTAAAAGCCCGGGTGGGAGATTTGCGCAGCTCGGATACTGTGCGGTCAATCCGCTGAACAGTCGGCTTTTTAAAGTGGTGAGCCACCTCGATTTCTTCATCACCGTCAAACGGGATGAAGCTGTGGGTGAGTTTCTTGTAAGTTGGCTCTTGGTTTTTTGTGGCTTCAGACATCGTTCAATACTCCTATAAAAGGTCGTTAAATTAAGGGTTATCCCCGCCGCTAATATGCGTCTTCGCCGTTCCACTTGATGGGCGACAGGATCTCGAAGTCGATCTTCACTGCGCCGGCGTTGTCATCTTCCTGCTTTGCGCCAGTGTCTGCCTTGGTAATCTTGCAGTCAGGCAAGGTGTCGGTGATCGTCTCTTGGTCATCGTTGGCGTAAGCGCACACTATCGGGAAGGGTTTGGCCTTGAGCACCGCACCACCCACAGCCTTACGCAGCCGCTCGAATTCATCCCGATCCATGGTGGCCGAGCCAGAGGCCTTATAGTTCTTACGCCCGTAGCCGCGCGCCTTGGCGCCCTTGCCGTGGCGCGCCTCAATCGGCAGCTCGTCGTTGTAGTTGATGTCTGTCAGCCCAACCGACACGCCGCTTGGAGTCTGGATCTCGACAGACTCCCAATCATAAAAATTGCCGTTTATTGCCATCTATTAGCCCTCCAGGCGCGGGTCGAATGTACTCCCCGCGTAGATATAGCGTGCGAACAGTTTGATCTTGCGAATGATCGGTATACCGATCAGGTCCATCTCTACCGCTACGCCATTGTTGACAATGTCCTGCCCCGCAGGAATATTTGCCGTGCCCTCCGCCAGTTCTTTGGGCACCGCCGCCGTCATGGTGTTTAATGCGCCGTCAATATTGGCCTTCAGATACATCAAGCCTGAAGCGCCTCCCTCGGCTAGCGGGTCTCCAGCTTCGTCATATATCGACTTTAGCGCCGCAATCCTCGCTTTACGCACAGCCTTAAACACCGTACGCAACAC